GGAAGAGGAGCATATACGTCGCCGTATTCCCAAGAGCCGTAGGTCATAGGTGACCTAACAGCACAAAACCATCGTGTATAATTAAATGGTTTAGTTGCGTTCTCGGCTTCTTTGGCTGGTGTTTGGTATTTCTTCAATACTCTCCATTCAAAGCCTGAACTATTATCTTTCCAAATCTCATAGGGGTTGTCTACTTTAACAGTTTTACCACATGGATTTTTTCCTTTGCCTTTTGCGTAATCTTCTCGGGTTATTCTCCCGCAGTGACCTTTTGCCATACTTACCAATAGAGTCCCTCTATTTAAGAGTTTCTCACATCCTCCGCTAATCCCAGCTTTATAGCTGTTAGTTGTTCCAATACTCCAGAATCTATTTGATTTTTTTGTATGGTTCTGCGTGGCGCTCTCCTAAATCGAAAAGCGTTTCTCATGCTGTCGTCATTGATTTTAGTCATATTATACCAACGGGTCCTGCTATATAAAAGGTTGGGTCCTCTTCCGTGGGCGAGTTGGGGGCCGAAGCCCCCTTATGCAACAAACGACTTAATCGTAATAACCCGACGCCGTAATAAATTTATGGTGGTCGAATCTTGGGTTCTGTTCCACAAGCATCGAACTGAATGATAAAATCATATCAGCTGAGGCATCGCTGTCTTTTAAGATTTTAGCTATTGCTTTAAAATGTTTTCTTGTCATAGTATACCAATAGAGAGCCCCTATTTAATACTTTGCGTAAGGGTCATCTTGCTCGTTTTTTAACACAGCAAGACGAGCCTCAGCAAGAACCTCATCATACCAATCTGCGGTATTCTCATCACGCCAGAATCCTTTATGTTTATCTAACTCGTGGCGTATAGCCTGAAGGCCAACAATTACTTGACTTCTTAACATTTACCAAAACCTCGTTGGAACACCTTCGTAATTATCCCATAGCTCCACATCAATAGCGTGTCTGCTTTTAGGGCTTCGGCGTATTCTCACGGCGTAGTTATCCGTGTCGAATTCTCTATTGCGTAGCCTTCGGCTTACGTCTTCAGCTTCTGATGGTTTACATTCTAACCAGTCAGGCATGACGTGGCCATCAGATAATCTGATGACATGAGTTAATACTTTACAGCTGTAAGCATAATGGCCTACTTTTCTTTTGCTGTGTCTCATTCGTCATCACCTGTCCAGAATGTCGCAAACATTTCACCGTCACAGGTTTCACAAAGTCCACCATACAAATCTCGAACTTCCAGACCGCAGTCTTCACACTCGAAACTCATAGGTCACGCCCCATGTCACCACTGATGACATCATTACACTTAGAACATATGTCCTTAGGGTCACTATCACTATACATGATAGTTTTACAAGCTATATTTATACATTTGAATTGTCGCATATTTTACCTCTAATATAGTATAGGGGAGCTAACTTATACCACTTTCGGTGAGCCCTATCGTCGAGAACCTCAAAATCCTATATAGGGGTATATAAGGGGGAAAATCCCGCTCACGTTTTTTGAGACCACGTAAGTGGCTCGCTAGTCAAAGTTGTCTGTTGGGGTGCCCCAGAACCCCTCACACTAACCACGGGCTTCCAACCGCGAGCATCTAGAATGCCCTAGTCAAAACCATACCTAGACCCGAAGGTCTCTTGTATAGAGTGCTATTTTGTGCTTCGCCCTCCGTTGTCAGGCGACAGACATTATTTTAATTCGAATTTCCTCGAATATTAAGGCCGTTCGAATCGGCTTAATTCTCATTGGCTGGCTCGGGATTCGGCCCCTGAAAGCCAGCCTTAAGTGTTTGCTTATGCGTATTGCCTTGATGCGATGCTCATAATGACCATTACATCAGACAGGTATGTTTGGTATTTGTCCATAATATACCATAGCCTACCAACATATATAACTATGGGTGGCTTACATCGTCGTGAAGGTTGAAATCCTATATAGGGGTATATAAAGGGTCTCAGTCCGCTCACGCTTTCTCTCACCGGCCCACCCAAGCGGACCCTACTTTCTCTGTTTGAGAGAGCTGTTATCAAATCTCTCCCAACATGTTTCCTGTCCATTCTCACCCCATAGGTATTTGCTACCACCTTTATAATGCACTAATCGGTAGGGCTGACCACTTTGGTCAACCCCTTCATGGATTATAGTAAATCCCTCAAATTTCTTAGCCATTAGTGGTCTCCATCTTCGATGTAGCTTTGTATTTGGTTTTCGATGTGTTCATCTACCATGTCCAAATATTCAATATATGCTTTCATATTTTCCGGTGTTAGCCAGTTTGGTTCTTTAATCATTCTTCTTCACCCCCTTTGTCTTCTTCTTCTTCTTTTCTTATCAAGTATTGGTAATGGAATGGTCTTCCATTCTTCTTAAATTCTTCTGCTAATCTTCTCCATTTTTTATTAAATTTTAATGCCATGTTTACACTTCCTTTTGATAACTGTTATAAATGTTTAAGTTATAATCTGCCCTATCCTGATTACCCATGATTAAAGCACTAATGTAAAACCAAAACCATTGTTTACATTGTAATTTAGGGTTTATAACATCAGGTATATTTTTATATAGAAAATCAACTTTATCTTGAATCATTGATTTTAATTCTAACATACTTACTATATTATCAGAATTTCTATAATTGGTATTATCTTGATTGTTAAGGCCATTGGCCATTGATATACCCATAGTGGCTAAAGCTGGATTTTCTGATTTAATGAATCTCCAAATATTTTTAAATTCTTTATTCATGGGTATCCCTCCATAACAACCTCACATAAGCAGTCTTTACACACTAAAGCATAACGGGTTTCAATTTCAGCTTCTTTATTTTTGCATACTTCACACTTATCAATTTCAACAGGGGCTTTTTGCCCCTGCTTTAGCTTGATGTAATCTACTCTTTTAAATCCAAGTCCGGCGGGGGTATTGAATACCGGTTCTACTCCGAACTTATCTTTTACAGCTAATATACATTCTTTTTCTTTAACGTCTATTTCTGGCCATTGTTCAACGGTATATTGCCAGTCTGTTATAACTGTCATATGTAAAAATTTATTAGATACTGCATAAGGTAATTGTTTAACTTTTGCTATTTCAGTTTTACAACCATCCTTAGCCCATTCATTACTTGATTGATGTTTACTTAATCTGTCAGATGGCATACAATAAGACATACCGATATATCCTATATATTGATAGCCCATATTTAGTAAATCACTAAAAGACATATATTCTATTCTTAATGAGTTATCACCTATTTGTGATTCACTGCCCATAGTTAAAGCGTATATGTAGCCTATAGAATTATTATTCTTAACCATATTTATATCCGATTAAGTCAGCATCTATTAAACAGTCTTCACAATAAGAGTCATTACATACATTTGTAATGTAGTCCTCTTTAACTGAGTCGTCACAACATACACATTTTATGTATGTGTCATTTTTTGCTATTTGGTATCTTTCGATATCAAGGTCTTCAAAGTCGTTTTGCATAATGGATTATAGACAGGGGGTATATAAAGAATTTCGGTCAATCCGTGCTTAGCATTTTTTTCTATAAGGTTTTTTTAATCCCGCTTAACCTTTTCTCAGTTTCTCTTTTTGTTTTCTCATTTACTCACGCCCCCCGTCTATAAAATCAGCCTTGCCCAGTAGAAACTCGCGACTACCCCTATAAACAAATCGAGCTATTTTTTGAATCCCTATTATAGCTATATATAGATATAGTAGAGTATCACTATTAACAACAATATTAAGCTCTACAAAGCACTCCTCAGTTCAGGACACAGGAACCTTTATATAGGGTTGATGCGTAAAAATAATTGTATGACAAAAAGTACGCAAAACTCCATTAAATGGACATGTAATGAAATCAGGGATTTGCTAATTAGGAAGAACCAAGACTATGGTGATTCAGCAATTGAACCTGATAATATTTTTAGTAAGCTCGATAATGCACAGGCTATCTGTGCACGTATTGATGACAAGCTCAGCCGTATCAAAAACGTGGGACTTGATGATAAAACAGAGGACACACTTGATGACCTCATTGGATATTTAATCCTACTCAAAATTGCGCGGGAGCATAGCGGCAGCAAGACCACATTATGGACTAGCTGTACTTGTGAACATGGGTGGCATAACTGTGATTGCGATACAGGGTACGTGCCTCCATGGAGCTTAGAGCTTCCAAAGGATGCAGAAGTTAAGGTGTTCGTTTCTGACCCCGGAGACGAAATGGAGCCTATTGCTAAGAATAAGGAGTTGTGTGACAATGAGTGAAGATACATGGACCTCTAGCCATATGAGGCTTAGTCCTTCTAAAATAAATACTTATATGAAGTGCCCCCGCGAATTCTACTACAAGTATATAGCCAAGCTCCCCGAAAAGAAAACAATACATTTATTTCGTGGTACATTGGTTCATAAGGTATTAGAAGACTTGTTTAAACAGAAGTTTAGAACTTTAAGTCAATGGGAAAAAGGAGTCCCAAAAATATGGGTACAAGGTGAATTTGAGCGTCTATGGGAAGAAAAGATAGCCAAACACAAATGGTTATGGGAAGTACACACCACAGAAGAAATGGATGCTATGTATGTAGAAACAGAAGCATTACTACAGAACTTCGTAGACTCTGTTAATAAGAAGCTAGGAGAAATGGTAGAGTGGAAAATATACAAAAACAAACAACAAGCATGGAATGCAGTAGCACCCAAGTATGCTGAGAAGTGGGTTAAGTCCCAAGAGTATGCTATAGTAGGAGTTATAGATGTTGTATGTAATGATTTTGATGGTGGAACTACTCTGTTAGATTATAAGACTTCAAAGAGATATGGACCATACCTACCAGAAGAATACTATCGTCAACTTATTATCTATGCTTTCCTATACACATTAGAGATGGGTGAGATGCCTAACTTTGTAGGAGTTAATTATTTGCGTTTTGATGATACCTTCTTTGTAAAGATAACTCAATCAGAACTTGATGAAGCACGTGACTTAATTAAATTTGTACACGATTGTATTAAAGAAAGAGAAGAGTACGAAGATAGATACGAACAGAAACCTCAGAACCTTTGTAAGTGGTGTTCATTCTATAAAGGTAATGGTGGACCTTGTGATGTAGAACTACCTAAATGGAAACCTAAATATTCTAAGCGTAAAAAAGAAAACTACGCAGATGTAAGTAATAAATTAAAAGGTACCCTAGATGTAGAGTCACAATCTCAATTTCCTGACTTTGATTAGGGTAATCTTTATATAGGCGCGTTGTGTAAAAAATAACATGGCGCGCGATGATTATGGAGCCATCTCTGTAATCTCTGAAGAAGAAAGAGAGATTTTAGGGATTAATGGTCCAAGAAAACCTCAAGATGAAGATGAGGAAAAACTATTCGAAACTATCGGCAAAGCTGCGGATAAGATTGGGGAAACCCAAATAGGTAGAAAAATAGGAACTATAATCACCGTGATTCTATTAGCGCTCTTGAGTGGGGGGGCCAACATGTCTATTATTCATGATTTCATGAATGGAGATGATGAAGGTCCCATCGGGGGCTGCTTAGAATCAAACGCCACTAACTATAACCCTAAAGCTACCTTTGATGATGGTAGTTGTAATTTTGTTGTAATAGTATATGGTTGTACAGACCCTGAAGCGGCTAACTATGACCCTCAAGCTACACACGATAATGGGAGATGTAATATTTTAAATCAAAACCCTAATGGTTCTACTAATGAAACTCAAACTAATGAAACAGTTTATGGGTGTATGGATATAGATGCAAATAACTACAATGATAAAGCCACTGACGATGATGGTTCTTGTGAATACGAGCACGAGGAGAATCATTGTAATCACACTGATATGTATGCTTGGGAAGGTTTATCTCACGGAAACATATCTAGACCATCTAACTATAGCACAGATTTCTATATGGACTTTGATACCAATTGTGATGATGATGAAGACCCTTTACCTATATTAGTGTACTATGATTTAGTGCACGTGTTGCTTGATGCAAATGATACAGATGGAGATGGTAACCAAGTCTATTATGATAACTACGTTTACACAAAAGTATTCTTTAATATATCAGGATGGAACGAAGATTATCATTGGTTTAAATATGATGAGTTATTTGAAACACCATTCGAAGAAAACTTTAATGATATTTACGAAGGTTACTGGATGTATTATATACAGTTTTATGCAGATTATAATGGAGATGGTAACTATCACGGATATGAGGATAGTGAAGGAAACTTTACAGATGAATGGGTTGGATATTCTTCAAATTGGGCCGAAGGTGATTTAGCAGATTGGGCTTGGGTATTAGAAAAGGAGGAAGAATGAAAGCTAAAGATATGCTTATTTTAACAAATATGTTAAGTAAAATTATAACCGAAGTGGATGATTTAAAAGCGGTATTAAAGGAATCAGTTTCTAAACGCTTTGATGAAAACTACGAAGGAGATGATGAAGAGGAATGATAGAATGGATAGACATATTAACAATATTGGGGGTAGTGATGGCAGGACTAGCAATTGTAGCTGCTTTCGCGGTACTTGTGAATTTTGCGCGCCAAGCATTAAGACAAGTAAAAAAACCCAAGTTAGTAAAAGTAGTGTCAAAAGAAAAAACAAAGAAGGAGAAACCAATTATGAGTAAAGAGAAAGGAGAAGGAGTAACATTTAACGACATATTTATGTTTATGATTGCTGTACCTCTAGTTTTACTCTGGGTAGGTTTTGCAGGGTTCGTTATACATAGCGGACTAAATGATGCAGCTGTTCTCGAACAAATAGAAGGATATACAACTTTGATAGCTATTTTAGGAGGGCCAGCCCTTCTGATTATCAAAGATGCTTTGGATGTCTGGAAACAAGAACAAGCTGAGAAAACAGCATTTTATAAAGTAAAAGCACAAGCAGTTATTGATTATAACGATAGTATGCAGAAACAATCCCAGATGATAGAAACTAAAGCACAAGAACAAGAACATAAAATGGAGATGAAAAAATGAATGACTTCGAAGTAAGAGACTTGTATACACAAGTTCAAGAGATGGAAGTGCGTTTGAATGCACTAGAGAAATGCAACAATGAATGTTGTAAAACAGAGGAAGAATAACTATGGTAAAAGACCCACAACTTAAAGGTGAACATTTTCACGGAAACAACCCCGATATGAAATTAGATTTCGAAAAGCCTGACAAGGCAGAGATAGATGAGATGAATTACAAGAAACCTATCACATCTTATAAAGATGTAAAAAAGAGCGAGACGGCTGACGAAAGACCAATTTATATGGATGGAAGTGACGTAATGTCTACACCAAATGCCGACTATGTAGCGGATAATAAGAACTATGCAAAAGGTGCTCGAAGGAACACCCTATAGGAGAAACAATGGCAAGCGTAAATAAAAAAGAAAATATAGACAAGACACTCACTATGCGTAAGAGTGGTTCAGGAGAAAAGGTTTATAGCCACGTTGGTGGAAAGACTCACGCCCTTGAACATAAACCTATATCTAAGAAAAAAGCTTTAGACCAAATTAGAGACGTTACTGAAGTAGAGATAGCAGAGAGAAGTCATCACGGCCATCACATTGGTAAAAGACAACACTCTAAGAATAAATACAAGTAAACATGGCTCCAAGAAAGAAGACAACAGCCGCAAAGAAAAAACAAGCAGCAGCACGTAAAAAAGCTGGTGGTTCTAACGTAGGAAAGTATAAGAAGGGTATAGCATTTGCTGGACCTTCAGGAGGCGCGCCAGCCGGAAGCTTTCCTATTAATACATTAAAGAGAGCTAAATCAGCTCTTAAGTTAGCCCACAACGCACCACGACCTGCTGGAATTAAACGAGCTGTTTATAGAAAATACCCCAGCTTAAGGCCAAAGAAAGGTAAGAAGAAATAATGGCTGCTAAGAAAAAGGGTTTGTATGCTAACATACACGCAAAAAGAAAACGTATTAAAAAAGGTTCTGGTGAAAAGATGAAGAAAAAAGGAGCCAAAGGACGCCCAACAGCTAAACAATTCAAAAGAGCAGCAAAGACTGCTAAGAAGAGAACTTACAAGAGGAAAAAGAAATAATGGCATATAAGAAGAAAAAAGGTAAAAAGAGGAAGAAACATGCCTGTTAAAAAGAAAGCTACTAAAAAACGCAAGAAAGGTAAAGCTATACGTAAAACAACTAAAGGTAAAGGAGCCAATTACCGACCCACTAAAAAAGGTGCAGGTATGACTAGAAAGGGGGTTAAAGCTTATAGAAGAGCTAATCCCGGTTCTAAACTTAAAACAGCAGTTACAGGTAAAGTCAAGAAAGGTAGTAAAGCTGCCAAAAGACGTAAATCTTATTGTGCTAGGTCAGCAGGACAGAAAAAGAGAAGTTCTAAGAAAACACAAAACGACCCTAATTCAAGAATCAATCAAGCACGTAGAAGATGGAAATGTTAGTAAGCTTTATATAGGTAGACATGCTACTTATGTATGGGCTCTCGCAATAGGGCCAAGGCTCCACAGGATACTTACGCAAGTGCCACGTGGGAGCCCCAACAAATATGGAGATATCACATATGAATGAAACAAATAATAACACAGCTGATAATAGCACAGCACTTGAATCAAACAATACAAGTGACGATGGAAACATCACTGCATTATTAGAGACTGTAGAAGAATCTGGAATGTTAGATGCGTTAATGGATGACCCATTACTTATGGCATTAGCTGGTTTGGTATTAGCTTTAGGCGCTTATGTCGCTTATACAGTACCAGCAGTTAAAGAGTTAGTTTTTAAATACTTAAAAAACAACGAAGCTGAATTAATGGACATGTTAGATAAGAATCTAACCAAGGCCCAGATGAAAGCTTTTGAAAAGCTAGATGAAACAGCACAAAAGCACGTAAAAGATTCTTTAGTTAGAAATGTTTTAGTCACAGCATGGGATGAGAAAGATGATGAGCTTGCCGCATTGGTTAAGTCTAAAGTCAAATCAGCCCTTGATGAAGGCAAAGCACTTTGAACGAAGAGGAATACGAGCAGAGATTACGCGAGAGAGTAGGTGAAGGTGAATATGAACGTCATAAAGAACTTGTACGCTTGCTGGCTCGCAATCTTACTCTTGAAGACATTTTGTGGGAAGAAATTACTTTACATATTCGGGACATTAACTTACGAACAGAGCTCTTGCGCCAAAGAAATTCAATCGTTCGTGACATACATACAGAATTCCGAGCATTAAATATAGAAATACCCTCAGTTGTAGAACAAAGAACTGAAGGGTTTGCTTCTTTTCTGGAGGATTTAACAGATGACAGTGATAAGGAACGAAACAAAGGCTCTGAAGTCAGCTCTGACAGGTAAAGGAGCTCATGATACAAGAAACTTAGAGAATATATTCGAAAAGACTAGACACGACGAGAAGAAAATGCTTAAATTAATTAGAGCATTTTGTTCAACATACCTTATAGATAATAAACAACGTCCATTAAAACTCAGACCAATGCAAGAAGAGATTATTGTTAAGTCATTAACTCATCCTAAACATGGTAAACAACGTAAATTAGCTATTTTAGCTCCTAGAGGTAGTGGTAAGTCATTTGCCTTAGCAGTCGCAGTTACAATTTATATGTTCTTTAAAAGATTTAGAGATTTAATATTTATTTTAGCTCCATCAGAAGACCAAGCAGCATTAATCTTTGGTTATGTATATAGAAACTTTAAAGATAATAGATTTTTAGACAGCTTAGTAGATAATTATAAATTTCACAATAAGCCCCATATACGCATGAAGGGGGGCACAATGATGAGACGTGCTCCATTAGCGCCTAGTAACCAAGGTCAAGCTATACGTGGACAACATCCAACTATGTGTATTGTAGATGAAAGTCCGTTAATTGATGATAGATTGTTTATAGATAACGTAGAACCAGCGATAGTTTCAAATAAGGCCCCGTTCATAAATTTAGGTACACCAAAGTCAAAAGAGAATCATATGTATAGGTATTTGTATGATGAAGCATATGAACCTACCTTTACTAGATTACACTTTACATGGAGAGATGCTATTGAACAAGGTGACGCCTATGCGCCCCCTTATACTGAAGTAGAAATGTTAGATAAGATGACTGAATGGGGAGAAGATTCTATCTACTGGAGGACAGAATACGAGTGTGAGTTTGTAGAGAGTGTATCGAACATATTTAATCCAGAAAGATTAAGGGACTGTTTTGATGAATACGAACCGTGGACACGAGATACCATTATCGAGGGTGGAATATTCCCTCCTAACATCACTGTCGGTGTTGATGTTGGTAAATCTGTTAACTCTACTGTTATTACAGGATGGTCAAGGGAGAAGTCTGTGGGGAATAATACGGGAGAGGATATTGCGCG